TAAATCTGGAAAATCTAAAGTTTGATTATGGTCATTCAAATATAAAGCTCCTGACCATAGTGAAGGTGCATGATTGTGAAATTTTGTTAGTCCACCAAAACCCATTGAAAACCCCCAAGACTCCTGAAGTCTGTATGTACCTTGATCAAAATTATCATCTACTAAATCTATAAATCTTGTCAATAATTCAAGAAACTTAGGATCATGATTAAAATAATTCCAAGATGTCATTTTATCTTTGATATTCGTTTTGAAATTTAAATTGTGTTCTGTTTTAACACCCTCATTTATCGCATTGATAAAGTAATTTGAATCTACATTTATTTTACCTGACAGAAGAAAAGCATTTCTTTTGATTTGTCTTTCGATATGTTTTTCAACTAGCATGTAATAATATATTTCCTGATATACCTATTCTAATTTCTTTGCTTTTTACAAAAGGATATACCATATGATTTAATTGAGATGGAAATAAAATTAAAGATCCTTCATCTTTATAATCTAATATTAATCTATGTCTTATGCTGTCTCCCACTATACTATTATAACTAAATTCAAAAATAGATTCAACGGGAATTTTTAACCAAATACTATAAGATAAAACACCATCATGAGTATGTATGGGAATATATTGATTCTCTTTTTGATAATTAATCCAAGGTCTTGCAAACATCAAGGGTAAAGGTTTATCTAGCAATTTAATATTTTTTAAATAGCCGGGGTATTGTTTCTGATAAAAATCTACTGCTTTACCAATAAATTCTTCTAGTTCTTTTAAATACTTATCAAAATGATAATGTTGTACAACATTTGGATATTTATCTGATAATCCAGAGGACCAGTCACGTTTGGTTTTAAGATCTAAAGCCTCTTTTAAAAGTTTTTCATTTAACTCTTTGGGTAATGATGTTTTTATAACTCCCCAATTAGGTAGATCTAAATTCTTCATTAAGTTGTCTAGTATCACAAAAAAAAGGGCAGTGCAAATTAATGCACCGCCCTTTAATATTAATACTTTCTAATTAGTATTAGCTAGTTGGTAATTTTCCGTTACCAAATATACATCTTGGATCTGAGAATCCAAAAGAGTATCTTTCTCTAGCTTTAAATCTAACATTTCCAGTATCGAAGTCACCTTCAATCGCAGTTTTGATTGGCGATCTAACGAAGTGTTTTAAGCCGTTAGGTACGTCAGTCAATAAGAAGAATGAGTCCGTGTCAGTTAAAAAGTTATTTACTGAATAACCTTCTGGAACCATTCCCATTGAAGCGATTGCGTTGATATCGTTATCAGCAGTTGAAGTTCTTTGAGGAGACTTCATCAATCTCTCAGCAGTAAATTGTAATTCTTTTGGAATTATCATTTTTCTACCTTGAGCAGCGATTCTTAATCCTCTTTCATCTACAAATCCTGCGATGTCGATTAACGATTGCTCTAACGAAGTTTCGTTAAGATCTGCAGCTGTAGTTAAACGGTTAGAGAATACACCACCAGTTGCTAGTGGGTGTGATGTGTTAATTAAAGACACACCGTCACCACCTTTAACAGTAGTTACTTCTGCTTGGTTTAACACGTTTGCAGCTTTTACTTGCTTCGTGTTTGACATAGATCTTGCAAGAGCTCTTGTGTATCTTGCAGCTAATCTGTCATATAGATTGTCTTCGATTGCTTCCTCAGTGATAGCAAATGCTAAAGCGATTGTTTCGTGATTGTATCTTGCTGTGAAAGTTTCACCCGCTTGATCAAACACTACTCCAGCACCTTCTTGTTTAGTTGGTGCAGAAGCGAAACCACTTAACATTACTTCTTCTTCAAAAGCTCTGTCAGATGTTTCAGTTACGTAAATCTCCGCATGTTGATTTTCGTACCTGTTATACTCAAGTCCAAATAGTGCATTTAGACCTGGCTCTAGTTCTTTAACTAGTTGTGCTCGTGATATTGCCATAATCTTATACTCCTATTATAGACCTGTTCCACCTTGACGGTAGAAGTGATTGTTGATTCTTACCAGAATGTTAGCATTTGAAGTCGCTAGATCATCGTTCTCAGGATCTTGCGATATATCAATTGCTTGTACTGCAAATGTGCCAGCTGTTCCACTAACTCCCACATCTAACATTACTTCTGATATTCCTGTTGTTGTATTTCCAGTATCCGTAGTAAGCGAATAGTTTCTGAATAGATCCGCTTGTGCGAAAACCGCATCAGCATTCATTAAGAATACAGCATCTGGATCATCAACTACAAAAGCAGTTATGTCACCTTGTGAAGGTGTGATTCCACCAGGATAGCTGTTCCTGAATGTTGGTTTTCCTGTCGTTGGATCATTATAAAAACATCCGTTAAATACACCCACCACAGCATAAGATGTATTTCCAGCAGCTCTAGTAACAAAACCAGTTGTTAATGGTCTTACTAAATCTCCTTGGAAAATAGCAGTTGCGTCTCCACTTGCTATCTTATATCTGTTTTGGGCTCCTACTAATGGACTACCGTCTAGTTTTCTGTAAGGTCTTAGACCAAACTTTTCTAGTTGATTTGCCATAGTTGTTATCTCCTTTAACAGTTTATTTTAATAACCCAGTAGCAATTACAAAAAAATTATTTTTTGCGACTACCACCAAAGGTCACTCTAGACTGTCTATCAATATTGATAGGCATGTCTGGATGTTGTTCCTTCATAAGATCATTATCCACCGCGTTCATTCTATCTTGAGTAATTTTATCAAAATACTCAGCACGTGAGATCAATGTCTCTTCCGGTATCCTTGCCAACACAAGGCCTCCAATCCCAATACACCCCTTGTATCTTCCTTCGGTATAGAAAGGGTAATTGTGTTGACCAATCTCTTCTATAATTTGATCGGATTTCACAAATTCCCAACCTTCCCTTAATTTTTTAGATACATTAGCTGTATCCTCAAAACCTTGAACGTTAGTACGTATCCATCTATGGGCGTACCCGTTCGGTGCAGGTGGTGCATCCAAACTGGATGGTGGAGTCCAGGGTTTTTTAGCTTCTTTCAAAACTTTTTTTTCCGACTCCCGTGAAGTTCTCTTAATTGTACTCATAACTATTTATCCTCCTTCACGTATCTAGCATATTCCTCTAGTGGCACATTTAATCTTTTAGCAATAGCTACCTGTGATTTTGTGAGTTTCACAGTTCTGCGTCCTTGTTGACTACGACCAGCCGAAGCAACTGTTTGGACGGGTTTAGGTGCTTCTTTTTTTGGCTCAGCCTTAGAGTTATCAAAACTATCTGGAAAGTACTTCCTAAGTCTTGAATTAACTTCATTATAATACTCATCACTATCTACTTCAATACCCTCTTGAGAAATATTGTTATGAATAGTAATAGCAGCATTAGTCATGACTTCATCAGTTCCAAACCATGAATTCTCCTCTGCCCACTTCTTAGCTTTTGGAGTAATTTGTTGCATTGGTTCTGATTTTCCGCTGTTTGAGGTATCAGCTTGTACGTTTTTTTGTTGTTTATTTTCTTCTTCAAGCTTCTTTTTTTCTTCTCGATTAGTGATCTCTAATCTAGCTTTTTCTTTTTCTACAGCTAATTGAGTTAACTTATCGTTAGCTTCCATCATTTTAGAAGCGTCTTGTTTTTCGATAGCTTGTTGAAGAGCTACTTTGACCTGTTCTCTTTGAGCATCTACTCTTGCATCTAATTCTTTAAGATACTGTTCATCAGTAGAATTTAACTTTTTAAGATTAGTGTCAAATTTCTTTTGTATACCTTGTGCGTATTCAAGAGCTGCTTTTTCTCTTCTTTCAGCTTCTTTTTTTTGAAAGACGAGTTTATCAATTCTTTTTTGATAATCTCTTCTTGAATCTTGAAGGTTTGGTTTTTCTTCAGTCTTTTCCTGTTTTTCTTTTGATGCTTCCTCTGAAACTTTATTTTCTGTTTCTTCGGAAATTTCAATTTTAGGTTTTTCTTTTTCTTCCTCTGAAGGTTTTTCGTGATCTGTATATCCTAGATCAACTTCGCCTACATTTAAATTAGGCTCTTCTTTTTTAGTCTCTTCTTTTACTTCGACACTTTCTTCTTTTACATCGTCAGTATCAAGTTCGACTTCTTTTTCTTTGGCTAATAGAGCTTCCGCACTATAGTCTTTTACTTCTGCCATGTTTATCCTCCTTTAAAATAAATGGAGAATATCTTCTGGTTTTCCTATAGTTCCTATTATTTCGTCATCATTGAGTATACGGTGTTCACCATATTTAGTTTGAAATCTTGATCCAGAGTATCTGCCATAAACAACAAATTCTCCTTCTTTACACCATGCACCACTCGGAAATTTTTCTTTATCTTGATAACAAAGATCGCCTAACTTAACTACTAAACCCACAACAGTTGTCATTTGAATTTTGTCTTGAGTTTCGTCAGCTAATATTACACCACCTTTGGTTTTTGCTTTACCAGACCAAGGTCTAACTAGCATTCTGTATCCGACTGGATTAGGTATGATTTCAAGATATTCTTTGATGCCTTTTGGATCTGTTGGAATTTGTGATTTAACCTCTTCTTCTTTTTTTTGGTCTTTTCCAAAGTCAGTAAGCTTAGGTTTTATCAATTGTACCATCGTTATCCTCCTTATGCAGGTTTATAATATCCTGAAGCAGCGTTTCTAATCCGCTGAGTCTACCTCTAGCATACATCAGTTGAGATTCTGTTTCAACCCCATAGCAAATATGATCCTTTACGTCTTCTATTTGTTTATGAATTTTATTTCTTATAGCTTCAACCGTAAAATGATCTAACATACAGCTCTCTTTAAAGATATTTTATTTTTACCTTGTTTTAATAACATAAACCCATACTGATTAACTATAATGTTTAATATTGTTTGCATATCATATTTAGAATAATCATCATATACAAAAACACTACCAGTATATGATCTTTCTGCAAAAAAAATTGATTCTTTTATAATATCAATTGTTTTATGGGGACCATCGAAATGGACTAGATCATATTTATTTCTTAATTCTTTTTTATCTCTATAAATAGGAACACCATCTTGAAATCTTTTCATAAATTCATCGTCTCCCATTTGAAATAATGTAAAATGTTTATAATCTAAATCTTTTATTAATTCTTGTTTCATGTCATTTGTATAATCAGCTGTACATGATTTTACTGTATCGTAATGTTGATAATTTAAATTACCATAAGGATCTATTCCAATATGCCAATGTTTTTTAAATATGAGTGTATCCAAAATTACTTTAGAGCCCTTGCCTTTTCTAACACCTATTTCTGCAGTAAAAAAATCATCACCTTTTAAAGATTCACAAGCTTCTTTTAGGATTTCGTACTCGGTGCTATCGCCTTTGATCATATTTTAAATGATTGTAATGCATTTAATTTTTCTTCAGAGTCAACAATTGTTTGTAATAATTTATCTATCTCATCAAGATGTTGTGGATGCTCTCCTATACCTACACTATTTTCTAAATAAATTTTGATGGTTGCATCTGCTTCTGAAATTTTAGCATTGTATCTGTCTTCTAATGCGTTTATTAAAACCATTTTAAGATTCATATCGAATCTATATATTATTTACTAAGATTGTAAATATGATTTATTTATCTTTTTTACCACCACCGTTTCTAAATATTTGTGTACCCTTAATGCCGTAAATGCTGGCTACAACAAGAATCCACAAATTTGTAAACCATGACGGAAGCTGAGAAAACATCTCGAAAAATAATTTTACCTTATCCATAGCAGTTGGATCATCAGATACCACCGCCCAAGCAAGTACCGCTACGGGCGTTGAGAGAATTATTAAAACTGCCTCGTCCTTCCAGTCTGATTGTCGGGCCTCTAAAAGTTTTCCTTGATATTGTTCTTCACCTCGTGCTTGTCTTTCTGCATGAAGTAATTGTGCTTCAGACATAGCCATTTTAGCTTTTTGTCTGTTTGCATAAATTTTTGATCCAGCTTGTGCTGCTAATTTAAGTGCTGATAACCACATTAGTTATACCCTCCTTTTTTCATTTTTATTGGAGGCACTTGTGGATTAGGTCCTCTTTTTGGAGGTGGCCCATATTTTACTCCACCAGATAATCCCCCAACTCTGTATGAAACAAAATTAAAAAAATTATCTTTAGGTTTTATTAGATTTTTGTCAATAGGTTTTGTAGCTTGTATTGGTTGTATTTTTGGTTTTACAATTCTTTGTTGGCCATCACCACCACCTCCTCCTACTTTAGGAGGAGTTATTTTTGGTTTACCATATCCCATTGCAGTTCGATCTATACCTTTTTTATAAGCATAACCTAAACCTGGAACTGCTAAACCCAAGCCTATTGCTATTGCTTTATTTTGAAGTGTTGTACTAGGACTTATAGCAGCGATAGCTTTTTGTCTTTGATCTTTTAAAATATTTTTTCTATATTCAGATGTAGCACTGACTGCACTTCTATCTACTCCACTTTCAGCAGCTCGTCCTGCGTCTCTTCCTGCTGCTTGATCAGATTTAGCCGCATCCCCACCTCTTGCTTTAATAACTTTTTTAAGTTTACCAGAATTTTCCATAGCATAAAAAACAGAGTCCCCTTTTTTCTTTCCGTATTGTTCTCTAAACTTAGCTTTTAATTTTTTACCTTTTGCAGTTAGTGGCATTATACTTTTCTCCCAGCTCTAATTGATTCTTTGCCTTTTCTAAAAATAGAGGCAACTTCTGTTTTACCCATAACTTTTGCTCTCTGTTCTCCAACTGTTAATATTTGTATCTTCCTCGCAAATGGTTTAGATATCTTTTTAACTTTTGTAACTGTTTTACGAGCATCAGTAGGAGTTGCAAACTTAATTTTAACAGTATCTCTAGGATTCTCATCGGTATATAATCTCCTACCTGTACCTTTAGGTTTTTTGCCAGTGCCTTTCTTAGGATCTGCCATTATACTTCTCTCTCCAATAATTTTTTCTTTCAAGCCTTCTTATTCTTAAATCTAACTCATCATAATTTAAAATTTTTTGTAAAATTTTTTTTAAAAAGCTCATTTTTTTACTTTCTTTCTAGCTATTTCTAATTTTTCATCTGCTATTCTAATTCTTTCTGCAGCTTGATCCTCATTATTTTCTAATTTCATTTTTTCTATGTCTAATTTTTCTTCTGATTCATTCATTCGAATATCATTAGACATCATGTCTTGATCTGCTTTTCTTTGTAAATCCATCGCTTTTAAATCTAATTCTCTTTGTTTTAACATTACTAATGGGTCTTGTTTACCTAAATTTTCACTTTGAGCTAGTTCTAGAGTAAGTGTTGCGACTCTATTTGCTATCATAGAGGCAATTTTTATTTCTGCTCCTTCAGGATCTGATTGTAACATTTGTTGCATCATAGGATCATTTTGAATTTGTGCACCAACTTCTCCTTGAGCTAACATAGAAACGTGTTCAGAAATATGAGATTGAAGAGCTGCATAAACTTGTGGGTTTATTTGTACCATTCTTGTAGACATGAATGCTCTATGTGCAGTTATATGTGCCATATGATCTTGTGTTGGAAAAGCTCTTAATGGTTTCATCATTAAAGCTTCCATATTTTCTGTTGCTGGGTCTTTTGGCATTGGTCTTTCTTGAGGTATTAACAATTGATCTATGTCTTGTGTCCCCAAAGCCTCATAAACTCTTCGATATGCCTCTCTTAAGTTGTGCATCATTGGATTTGACATAGCAATTTTTAAATTTTCGTTTGCTAATGTAACTCTTTGAGCCATACTCATAATATTTGGATCGGCAACTGGTATTACATCGACTCTATCGTCAAAATCTGACTGTTTAACTGCTTGATCTGCACCATAAACTGAATATGGGTAGATTGGTGGTAGATATGTTGCAAAAACTTTTGATAAAAGTCTAAATTCTCTTCTCATTGAGTAGTAACATCTCTTATGTATTGCACTCATGACCCTCGAACCTCGTTCCATCAACGAAACTGTGGTTCCAACAGCTCTATTTTGCATGTCATTACCAACATCCATGTTAGTAATCGCTGCAAATTTTTGTCCAGCGTCAACAACAAAACCCATAAGTTGGTATAATGTAGCTGAAGGCTCTTTAAATGGTAAAATTTGGAACTGATCTTTAATATTTCCACCTGGTGCATCTACATCTCTAAACTCTCCAGGTTGAAATGGTTGGT